ACGGCCTGCTTCGGGGGCTTCCCGGCTGCAATCTCCGCCCGGATGTTGGCCTGAATGGCCTTCTGACTGCTCCCCTTCTTCAGTGGCATTATCGCAACTCCTTCAGGATCGCCCGGGCTTCAGGCAGCGTGCTGACGCTCTCCAGTGCCGCAGTCACAGCCGCCGACAGTGTGCCGCTGTTCTGACCGCAGTCGCCACAATCGCAGGACTCGGAGACGTTCCCCACGATGCCCGCCGCCCAATCAACGCCAGTTGTCCCGCCCCATCCCAACCACGCGACGTATCCCGCATCTCGCCACGGCTCGGCCTTGAACTCTGGCGACACCTCCGCGTTCTTCCGGTGCCGTGCGAACGCTGCCATCCTGCCGACCGTCTCGCGGGAGAGTCGCTCCCCGCTGGCCAGTTGGTTCGCCCTCGTCCAGCCGACTTGCGTCATCCCCTGCACCGCGTCGCCGTGCTCATCTCGCCAGCGAAGCACCTTCTTCGCGTTGTTCCTCGCGGCTTCGGGGGCATCGTAGCTGTCCACGGCTTCGGCAAATTTGTCTACGCTCGTAGACAAAACGGGGGCCGCAGGTTGGGCCGCTGGTGCCTCCTCCGCCCGATTGGCCTGCTCTTCCTCCCAGTCCAGACCGGCCTGCCGTGCTGCCGTCCTCTTCGACAAGATCCCCGCGTTCAACTGGATCGCCGCCACGTCTGCCAACTCTCGGGCATTGCGACTGGCCACGCTGGGCCGCTGACAGGTGATCTCGATGGCCGCTTCGATCTCCTGCCACGGCCTCTGGGGAAGAATTCCGCGTTCCCATTCATACCGCAGCACCTTCCACAGAAGACGCATCAATTCACGGCTGTAGAATGCCTGATCGGCCTCTCGCGCTTTTACAAATGGAGACTCGGCTACAAGCGTGCTGCTGTAGTTGGCGTTGCTCGCGTCGCCGGACACCATGTACTCCGGCATCGCCCAACGAACGCCGACGATCCGCAGCACATACTGCGAGACTTCGGCAAACCCTGCGTTCCTCTCCGCCCCCATCGGCCCGGGCTTGTAGACCAGACCCGGAGACGGCTTGAGGATCGTCCCCGGTCGATACCTCTGGACGTTCTGGTTTTTCGTCCCACCGCCGACAATCTGCCGCCCGTACTGTGCGACGGCATCCGATGCCCCTAGCGTCTGGATGCTGGCTTGGCTGGTGCCCGGGGGAGCTTCCAAGATCCACGCAATAGCCGATTGCAGGGCCGCACCTTCGGCCATGTTCCGCCGCAGCTTTGCTTCTCTGGCGATCTCCTCGACGATCAAGAATGTATCGCTCACTCCCCGCTTGGCATTGCGGCTGACGTTTCGCCGGATGTGCAGCATCCTCCGCTCAGGCACGTAATCCCAATCCATGCCGCCATCGTCTCGGCTCAGGTGGTAGCCCATCGCGATGTGCGGACGGCTCGCAGGAGAACGAACACCGAAGCTCCACGACGTGACGCCGTCGTAGTCGGCCAGCCACTCGTCCAACTGCCGCGTGTTGCCGGGCTCCCGCACTTGATCGGGTTCCACGATGCACAGCCCCGGGCGACCTGCCTTGCCCGGTTCGAGGTACGCGAAGACTTCGCCATCCTCTCGGCTGCGGTGATGTAGCTCACGATCCAGCGTGCCGGTCATGTCCACGTCATCGACGAATCGGTTGATGACTTGCTGACACAGATCCACCAACTGCTGGTCATCGCCCTGTGCGGTGAACTCGAAGCCGTTGCCGAAGGTGTATTCCGCCAGCCGATCCAATGCCGCCGCGTTAACTGGCGTCAGCAGTGCCAGATTGCGGGCAGCACCACGGATGTATGCCAAATCAACCTCGCTGTCATAGTATGGCTTGAACCGCCCATCCAGCCGATCTGTAGCCGATGTGAACGGGTTGACCGCTGTCGGATAGCCGAACGTGGGATCGTCATAGAGGTAGCCCCTCCGGTCGATTGTCTCCGGGACGAATGCTTCCATCAGATTCCGTATCGCTTCGCTCATTGTCCCGCCTCGTCCTTTTGACCCGTCGTCCGCACCGCAGACACTCGCGGTACTCAATCCGCCCCACGCTCGACCGCACCCGCATCGGATGCCCGCAGACACACAGCACGATGAGACTACGATATCTGCCCAGACTCATGGAGTGAATGCCAGTTCCTCCGAGTCATCGTGCAGGGCTGCTGCCGCCCCGTTGATTGCACGGACAGCCATCTCCAGTGCGTCCGGCCCGTCGTCGTGATCGCCTCGCGGGAACTCGCCCAACTGATCCAAGAGCAGCCGACAGCCTGCACTGTCCCTGAACCGGAACAGATCCGCCGCCAGCAACGGGCCGAGACTCGACACCCGAAGCACCTTGTTCCCGGTGTTCACAATTGTCTGGAGAGGCATCGACAGCCGTCGCGACATGGCAGCCGACTGGAATGATTCCGCCAGCACACGCTGGAATCCGTTCCCCTCCAACACCATCAGGTTAGCGCGATGCCGTGCGTACATCTCCACCGCATCGACGGCAATCTCCGTTTCGCTCCGTCGCCGGATGTCGGCATCCACCCACAGCTTGCCGCTCGCCCGTCCCACGAACACGATGGCGCTGTAATCGCCCTTCCGATCATCCGCACCCAAGCTCGGATCGACAGCTACCACGCCGAATTCTAACGCCTCCGGCCAACGGGCTGCCTGCACACGCTCCCCGAGGTACTGGCCCCACTTGCTCTCGCCCCACTTGCCCGGGCGTTGTTGGAACATGGCCCGCCACCAGTATTCCGACCGCTCCGCCCGCATCTGCTCCAGCTTGGCAGCCGGGTAGCGTTCAGGCCACAGCGCTTCCCCGGGCTGTCTCCCGAGGGGGTCATCATGCTCCGCCAACGCTGGCAACGTCAGCCGCCGGATCTGCCCTCCGCCCTTCAGCAGCCTGCCGAAGATGTCATCCTCGTGCCAGCGAGTCATAATCCCGATGACGACGCCGCCGGGCTCCAGTCGCGTCGATGCCGTCGATTGCCACCAATCCCAGTGGTTATTCCGTGTCGTCTGGCTCAGTGCCTCTTCTGCGTTTTTCACTGGGTCATCGATGATTAGCAGATTCGCCCCTCGCCCCGTCATCGGCCCCCCGACGCCAGCCGTGGTCATCCCCCCGCCGGCTGTCGTGCTCCAGTCGTCCGCCGCGTGATTGTCGTCAGCCAACCCCCTGCCGAAGATCGGACAACTTGCCGACTCGAACACTGCCCGGGCTTTGCGTCCCCATGAACGGGCAAAAGTCGCCTCGTACGCTGCCAGCATCACCCGCCGATCAGGCCAGACGCCGAGATACCATGCAGGCAGGAACTTCGAAACGAGTTCGCTCTTCCCGTGCCGTGGGGGAGCCTCGATCAACAGCACCGGCTCTGATCGTCCGGTGATCGTGTCGCGAATGGCTCTGCTAATTGCTTGCAGGTGGCGCGGAATCAGAAACCGGCCCCCCGTTGCCTGCCGTGCGAACAGTGTGGGAGTCGCCACGGCTTTCCAGCCAGTCGAGATATTCGGGCTCATGCAACGCTGCCTCCACGGATTGCGACATGGCCACCGACACACCAACGGCAACGCTTGTCTGCGTCGGTCCCTGCTCCCGCTTCACGTTGATCGAATCCAGTGTTGCCAATGCCTTGATGGCCGCTATCGCTGTCGAGTCGTCCGCACTGCTCTCGATCACGCTTGCCAATCGCTCGACGCATAGCTGCCGCTTGCTACGGCTGATCGGCCACGCCTTGCGGGCTGCCATCGCCACCATACGGGCATCGGCTCGCATGTGGTGAGGATCTGCCAGAATTGCCCCCTGACCCCCAGAGGAGCCGCCACCCTTGCCGTTAGTCCCCGATTGCTCTGGGGTGTTACTCGGCTCAGGGCTCGCCGGTGCAATCATCAGCTATCCCTCACCTGCAGCGTCACCACAAACACGCGGGTATTGCTCCCGCTCGTCGTCCCCGTCACCGTCAGCACGTAGTCCGTCCCAGCAGTCCCGCCGCTGATCCGTACCTTCGCCCCCTCGTTCGCCGCAACCGTCGCTCCCGTGAAGCCGTCCACGAAAGCCGATGCCTGCACGCTCGGGCTGCCAATCGTCAGGCCAGCCGTTGCCGATGTCACCGTGACGCCCGACAGTGTCTCCCCGACCGCTAGCAGTGGGCCGAAGTCTAAGCCGAATAACACCGACTCTGACGGGTGTTTCCAGAGTACTCGCTCTGCTGCAATCATCGCTCCCGACTCCGTGCTGTGTCTGGCCGCTGCCGTGCTCTCGCAACGTCTGGCCGTGTAGATCGCATTGTCTCAGGCCGATGCCGTGCCCGCCAGACCGGAATCGGGACGCCAGTCTCTGCCGGTGCCTCAGTGCCGTAGCCCAGCGTGACGATCAGCGACGGGCTCCCCCACGCTCCAAGCCCCATCGTCAGAACGCTTGACGGTGTCCCGTTCATGTCGCCTCAGTGATCGAGGTTGGGGCCGTGGAGGAGTTCAGCGTGAATGTCTTCGCCGTGGTGCCGTCGATCTTTCGCAACGTCTTCGTTTGGTCGCTGATCGAAGAATCACCCATGTGCGCCAGCAATTCAAAAGCCGCTTGGGCCAGAGTCGGGGCAACACCTGCAGCCCGGTAGCTCTCAGTCATCGCCGTCGTCAGTGTCGCTGTCGCGATCTCCGTCGCCGCATCGCTAGCGAGTGCCGCCGCATCAATCGCCCCCGCGTCAAACGTCGTGGCGTGAATGCTCCCCGGCTGGCTCTCGTGCAGGTCTGCCGCGACGTGATTGCTGCCAGTGACTGCCACCTCCGCCTGTGTGTTCGTTGATCGCAGGATACGCTGGCCGAAACTGCCTGCCGTCGTGTAGCTCGCGATCAACGCATTCCAGACAGCCGCCGCGTTCTCGGTTGCAGTGGGAAGATCACCCAACTGCGTGTCCAGATTTGCTGACGCCAGCCCCAACGCCGACCGCGTTCCCGCAGCGTCCAGTGGTGCCGTGTATCCGCTCGTCGCCAGCCGTGTTGACGTGGCCACATCGATCCTGCCGAGTTCCGTGGAAAGCTCTGTCCTCACTGCCGAGGCATTGGCAGCCGCTGTCGGTGGAGTCGTGTACCCGCTCGTCGCCAGACGGCTCGACACTGCCACGTCGATCCTGCCGAGTTCGGTCGTGAGTTCCGTCCGCACTCCTGCCGCTGTCAGGCTCGACACGCTGGTCGGGAACGTCACGCCAGCCGCCGCCGTC